TAACGTTTTTTTCTTGCATTCGGCCTTACCTAAAACCACACCATAAACGGCATACGGTAAATCATTACTCTCATAATTTTCGTATTCGTCCATATCATCTGCAAATTCATGCGCATCAATGGCATCAGCCAAACAGCTATCCTTTGCTTGCTCTAGTGTTTCATGCAATTTAATAATGTGGATATCGTTTGATATATCCACTGAAAAATATTTGGTCATTTTGTCATCTCCATGTAATTAATCATCCTTTCGCCGATCCACTTAATAACTGGCACCGCCATACTGTTCCCGATAGCTTTGTAACGCGGACTGTCGGGGCAATCACTCGCAGATTTATTGCGATACGGGATTTGTGTGTAACCAGGAGGGAATCCTTGTAATTTTTCACACTCCTGTGGGGTGAGTTTACGCACTGTTACGCTATCAAATACACCGTGAGTATCCGTAGCGGTTAATGTATAACTTACCCCGCTATCATCAAATCCGTTACCGTTTCCGCCATTGTGCGGTTGTCTGCCGATAGTGTTACCGGCAAGAGCAATACAAGGGATATTATTACCGCCAGTCCCCATGCGCGCCGTTAGTGTCGGCGTAGTATCATCATCTTGTATGCGTACTACGTCGGAGCGGTAAGCGATATCAAATAAGATATTTTCTTGCCCGCCGTGTACTACAAGCGTTTCCGACCCACCACCAAGCGCCCCACCACTAGCAGTTACTACCCCCCCCACCGCGGATCGGATATACGTTCCAAAGCTACTTTCAGTGTAGGCGGTAATATTTTTTTCCGTGCTTCCGCCCGTCTCAATATCCCCGCACAAGCTTTTGCGCTCAATGAGTATTTGGGCGACACTTCGCGGTCTAGCACTTGCCACAACAAACACCCGACGGCGTCGTTGGGCAACTCCGAAGTATTGAGCATCGAGGATTCGCCACGCGATAGTGCGGGCTGAATGCACATAACCAGAGTTTGCCCATCTTGCCCCTGCCGGTTGTAACGGCTCACGCTCTTGAGCCAATCCAGCCAAAAAGTGTCCGAATGCGTTGTCCTTTGTGGATAGTACACCCGGAACGTTTTCCCACAACAAAACGCACGGTTGCTTGCCGTCTTGGCATCTAACATAATCAATAGCCTCTAATATGTGTATTAAAGTTAACGTGAGATTTCCTCGCTCATCATCTAACGAGTTTCGCAAACCAGCGATCGAAAACGCTTGGCAAGGCGTACCACCAACAAGCACATCAGGGGCGGGGATTTCTCTGTTTATAATTTTTTGAGGTAAGGCGGTCATATCGCCAAGATTTGGGATGTCGGGATAATGATGAGCAAGCACGGCGCATGGAAATGGCTCAATTTCGGAAAACCAAAGCGGCCTCATCAACCCTCGCCATGCTACACTTACCGCCTCAATCCCCGAACAGACTGAGCCGTAAGTCAGCATTTTTTATCACCTTTATACGGTTTTAAATCCACCACCGGCAACACATCAACCAGTGGTCGAGGTGAGTTGTAATCTTGCGGTGCATTAAATTGACTGTTTGCCCACTCAATAAAATCATCAGTAAATGACTGATATGGGCGGACATGAGTGACCTCTTTTGCTATTGATACAACATCTTTGCGCAAGCTTGTATCAAGTAAAATCCAGTGCTCTTGAGCTTTAAGCATTGCGTGCTCAGCCGCTTGGGTAAAACCGCTGCGAATCTGAGTTGCAAACCAAGCAATAAACATATCTTTAAAAAAAGAGTAAGGGATATTGATATTAATTTCGTTCATTATCAACCTCCACAAACTCCCCGTCGCTATCTAGCGTGTACCATGTGTCAGCTTTAATGTTATTTTCGCCAACTTTTGATGCCTTAATATGGATTAAATCTCCATCATCATTGCGATACACGCAAACAATCGCCCCGCCAGCGCCTGCTTTGGCTTTTGAATTTTCACCTAGCGCTGCGGCGACAGAATGTTTACCTGATACTTTGGCTGCCGACTGATAGCCGGTGTTTGTCGCTGCCGACCAATCGCCGGTGTTTGTCGCTGCCGACCGATCGCCGGTGTTTGTCGCTGCCGACCGATCGCCTGCATTGGTCTCTTTTGCGTTGTCCCAATCAATTTTATCTTTAATCCAGTTAACCGCCTTTTTCACCATTTCGGGAATATTGATTTCTGCCTCTACGGTAATTTTTGCTGACGCAATTTTGCTATCATCGCCATCTTTCGAAATTTTCCCACTTGCTTTAACTACAGCAAACTTACTTTCACACGGAGCATAGTAACCAAAAACATCAAGTGGATATTCGCAAGAATGAAATCCACTCTCACAAGCCTTAACATCACCTTTATGCTCATACGTTTTACCCATCTCATACTGATAACCGCGGCAAGCCCAATCTTGGTTAAATCCTTTGTAAGCAATAATTTCTTTGTTTTCTTCGCTCATTTTTTATCTCTCTATTTTGGATAATAAAAAGCCCTCGTAGTGAGGGCTGTTGTTGGTGGAAATCGTCTATAAGCGGGCTTTTTCGCCGCCGAACTCATTAATCAGATTTTTAACAAGTTCGGAAAGTGTCGCCGTCATTAAGATAAAATCCGCATCAAAACGCTGTGCGACATCTTCTTTCAGGATGTCGTCATTTTTCTCACGGATTTGGTCTGCAAATTTTAGCCGTTTTAAAGTGCAATCATCATTAAGCACAAACGATAGATTGTTTTCCCACTCCAGCGCTAATTTTGTGACAAACCCACGATCAGCCAGCGTTAAAATTTCATCTTGAGCTAAGTCATTGTTTTTACATTTAATAACGCCGTCATCTGCTTTACTTCGTAGCTCCAAGTCCTCTTTTACGATCAACCATTCCGGCGCGTCCTCGTCAGCAATCCATCGTGACATAACGACTGCCGGCTCATTTTTAAATGCCAGTGGAACCACAGGTAAACTACCAAGAGTTTTACGCAACAAAGCCAACACATCTTCCGCGCGATTGGATGATGACGCGTCAACGTAAATTAAGTCGTTTTTAGTATCAATCCAAAGTGCGGTGTGCTGATATTTACTGAATGCGCGCGGCAATAAAGCGGCAATAAAGCGGCAATAACATCATCTTTTAAGGTTTGTTTTTCGACTTTCTTGATCTTTCGTCCATGGTCTTTTTCAAGCTTTTCGATTCGCTCATTTAGCTCTTTGTTTACCACTTCCGCTGGCAGGATTTTTGTTTCTTTTTTGGCGACTAAAAGCACATTTCCGCTCGCTGTGTGGTGCAACAATCCGCTGTCTTTAAGCGGGGCAGTCCAACCGAAATGCGTACTATCGGATGGCTGGCAAGGAGTAAACACTGCGTAATTTAACTTGTCTTGTAAGTCGTCTAAATTAAGTGATTTAGTTAAGCGATAAATCATCGCATTTTTGAACCAGTACATTTTTTACCTCAAATAAAAAAGCCACTATTCGTTAGTGGCTTGGAACTCAGAACGGAATATCATCATCAAAGTTGTCAGCACTTTCTTCCTGATTTTTTGGTTTGCTGCTGGTGGACGGCTTATCTTGATTATCAGCGCTTTGACGGCTATCAAGCATTTGCAGCACATCGCCTTGAATTTCTGTGGTGTAGCGATCTTGCCCGTTTTGGTCTTGCCATTTGCGGGTTTTCAAACGACCTTCGACATAGACTTTAGAGCCTTTGCGTAGGTACTCCGCTGCAACCTCAGCTTTGCGTTTATAAAAAATAATGCGGTGCCATTCGGTGACTTCTTTCACATCTCCCGTCTGCTTGTCTTGCCATTTTTCAGATGTGGCCACACTAATTGTTGTTACCACATCGCCGGTAGGTGTGGTTCGCACATCAGGATCCTGCCCGAGATTGCCTACAATAATTACTTTGTTAATACCTGCCATTTTTTAATTGCTCCGTTAATGAGTAAAATTGTTTTAAATATTCCTGTTCTGCTCGTTCTGGCGTCCAGCTATCAATTTTGATGTTTGCCTGGTTAATACCTTTTAGTTGTGCCCACTCTACCGTTGATGGTGGAAGTAACTGTGCTTTTTCTGTTGCAAGCATAATCAAATCCATTTGCTTAATTCTTTCTGACTCAAAATTAAACACATCAAACCTAGCGCAAATAGCAAGATGGAATCGTTCTTCAATTGTTTGATAACAATTTCCAAGCATTTTTTTTAACGGTGTGGGGATGTCTTTAACATAGGCTTCTGTTGCATCATGTAATAAAAATTGTAATGCAAGTACCGGTGTTCCCATTTCTTCCAAAATCCAGCTACCTAAAACACAATGTTGTGCCACGCTGTACGGTTTTTCCGTTTGTCCGATAAATCTATTTTCGAAACTTAGATTGTGTGCTATATCGCGGATGTCTATTTCAGTTGGTTTAGGATTGTTATAATCAATTGTGTGACCGTAATATGTATTAATTTGATACATTTTGCTCCTCGTCATCTATGCAGCTCTATGCCATTTCTTTTATCCTGTAAAAGTGCGGTCGTTTTTTCGAGGTATTCTTGCGATTCCGCGTTTAAATTTGGCGGAGCATCACCAAATTCTGCAATCCATTCGGCTTTTGCTTTTCGCTCCCAGTCTGCGGAGATTTGCTCACTCACGCCATTGTTGTAATAGTCAGTGGCGCTTGTATGCTGTGTTTTTACTGACAGCACCGCCGACATATATAACATCCACACCAAACCCAAAATTGCGATAACTGCTGTAATGATTAATTTTTTCATTTTTTTACTCCTTAGGTTATTGATTCCTTGGTAAAAAAAAGCCCACCTGTTACAGTGGGCGAATAACCTAAGGAACCAAAATTATGAAAACTGCATAAGTTTTAAGCCCTCATGCTCGGCTGTGGGGTTGCTTAGCTCTTGTTATTAGCAAACACAAGAGCCGTTGAATAAGTGCCTTTCTTTATGCTTGTAAGGCTCAAGCCCTTATTGTCACCACAACACATAAGGAATATAATTTTCCTCAACCACAACACAAAAATAAGGAAGCATCATGAAAAAAGTAGCAGCAGATAAAATAGCACTTGTTATGGCAAGAGATATTTTGAAAACAAACTCTTCTCAATTTTTGCGCGACGTTAATGAGTATGTAGCCGAAGATATTGCTAAATTTGTTTCAACATTATCATCAAGATTGCAAGAATCTATTGAGGATAGCATTTCCAGTTCAGATGTTTTTAACGCCCATAAGAATCAATAAACACCACTGCCGAACATACACTCTCAGCCAATTCACTTGGTGTTAAATTTGTATTTTTAGCAGCACTTTCTAATACAGCCTGTTTGATTAGCCATTTATCTCTTTCAGATAGGCTGTTTTCTTTTTTCTCTTCCATTTTTAACCTCGTTTGTTTTATTGTTGCCATTTCAAAGCGCACTCAAGAACATTCCCTTCACCGTGCGCACTCATTAGATCGGTCTGTGTAGAATGCGCTTTGAATTGGTGCCGCAGGAGAGATTCGAACTCAACTATCATCCGGTTATGAGCCTGTTGCTTTTACCTATTAAGCTACCGCGGCAGTTTACCGTCTCTCCGATATGTCACGCCTAAGCCGCGTTTGCTCGTCTTTAAAATTCGCTCAATATTTCCGATTCACTGCCGGAGGCATATTTAAGCTAAACACACTAACCGATTCGGGCTTTCTTCCGTTTTGTTGCAGTGTCGGGTCTATCTGCCGTCCGAACTTTTACTAACTGCTCACCATTGGGCGATCAATGTGTTTTTAATCGTATTGTTAAAGAGCGTTGCCTTTCGGCAGTTGTAAAACCTTTATTCAAGCCCTCACTAAAAGGGCTTAGTAAAGATTCTTAAATTCTTGTACCTTGGTTTCTTGCTACATTGAGCGCGATGTCGTAAACCTTCCCCATCACTTCTTCTTTTACCCAGTCCACGGTTTCAAACAGTTTTCTTACTTCTTTTAAGGTTTTTCCCGCTCTGCTTGCGTAATCTTGTAAAACTTCATTGATGATGAATTCTTTTAATTCTTGATAGCTGTTGAATTCCATTTTTGGCTCCTTATTTGTTTTTTTGTGTATCTC